TAGGAATGACCCTATCCTCATCTTCGTCAAAGACGGAGTATACACCATCAGGATGATCTTGTAATGTCACTATGAACATGTCAGACAACATTGCAACTCTCAATATATAGAGATCTCATCAATCCCTTCAAATCAGATTTGTCTACGGACATCTCTACCTCGTCAATGTATTCATTCAACAGAGTAAGTGTGTCTTTTGTAGAGACATCGATGTCTGCATCATCATCTTCATTGACTAACGTTTCTACAATCTTGACATCATGGACGCCTACGTTGTAAAGACGATCAACCAATGTTTCAAACATTTGGTAGTCCCGTTTTTCTTCAATGACGATCTTGACGAACTTGTCCTTATAACTAGACACATTTTGTTTGTTGTAGTCCACACTGGTGTCGTCATAGAAGATTTTGTCAAAGATTTCAAACGGGTTCTTGATATACTTAAGTTTATCACTGTCAGTATCGTAGATATGGAATCCGCGAACGTCTTTATAATCATTCCAGAACATCTGATAAGGGTTGCCAAGATACTGGATATTACCTTTCTTAGATTTGTGGTGGAAATGTCCAGACCACACACGTTTGAATCTATGAAAGAGGTTGGGATCCATACCATGATCCATCTTCATTCCTGGTGTCACTTCAAATCCAGTTAGCTCCAAGTGACCACAGCAGTTGTCTGCTTCGCTCGTTTCCAATCTACGGAAAACATCTTCCTGGTTCTCCTTATTGATCCAAGGTAGCATCAAAAATACTTTACCGCCCAATAGAACTTCTTTTGGTTCAGAATAAATCCTGATGTTTTCGTACTTCTCTAGTAGAAGTTCAGGAGAGTTGATGCGATTGGTGTTCTTGTAATACGTGCAGTGGTTTCCCAACAACATGTGAACTTCGTAGTCTTTTAGTCTCTCGAAATAATTTTCACGCACACGGTGAAAAGTATTAAAGTCCATAGACTTTCGATTATCAAATGTGTCGCCCAGATCAATGATGGTGTGGACACCCTCTTTCTCAAGCGTTGGAAAAAATACTTCATCGTAGAATTTTTGAAAGTAATTCCAGAACGCGAGGTTGCCTTTGCGTCCATCTAGGTGTTGGTCTGTGATTAGGGCGATTTTCATAATGTTAGAAAGGAAGTAGTATTATTAGAAATTTCACCCTTCACAATGTAATTAAATGCGAGAGCAGCTCTGTTCTCTCCAGTAGTATTTTCATCTACGGAGTGCATTAGGTGACTTGGGAACACAAGCAAGTCTCCAGTCATCGGTTCCATTTCCCACTCTGTGCCATTGAACAAATTAAAATCTGTAGGTACAGGTCTAATAGTGCTAGAACAATACGTTGGGATATTTGCTGGGATACTAAACCTAAGTTTACCAGACCCTTCTATAGATTTTAAATACAGAATGCCACTGTACAAAGCATTGTTATGGAAGTGACTTTTAGTCATAGAACCAGGAAGTCCGATGGTAACCCAGGAGCATGTCAATTCTGGATAGCATGTTCTAGGAAACTTAAGAACTTCAAAAATAAAGTTAGCAACTGATGTGTCTACGATTCTCTTTAAGTTTTCAAACCCTGGTTCCAAGAGAATGTTATTGGATATGTGATTGATTACATTTGGTTGCTTTTCATTTATTGTCCACTTTCCTTCTTCAGGATTGTCAACGTCAATGTATGTGTTTTCAAAGTCCGTTACTTTAAAAATTCCAAGTGGAGTAGGAAATAAAGGTTCCAATAATATAGAATCATACATTAGAGTTTCCCTCCAACGGTTCCGTCATACGGATCTGATGTGCGACAGTTTGCCCAATTTGTAGCGATTCCTTCGAGATGGAACGGTGACATTGCCATGACAGCTTCCCTCGTACCGCCTGTGATGAGTTCCTTTCCTTCCTTACTATAGCTAGTCCACGTTCCAAAGCGTTTTTGTTCGACACGAAATGTTCCATAGGGTGTTTCAAACCATTCATGTTCAGCAATTTCAGGGTGTTCACTCATCGATTCATTCTTGTTTCAATATTTTCTTTAATACTGCCCATGTCAGAATAGGATGCATTCATACCAGACATACTACCATCATATGAGTCAGTGTGCATAACTTCGTCATATCCAGAACGCTCTAGGATCTTTCCTTTAATCTCCAATTGCTTTTTCTCTTTCTGGATGCGGCGTAGGAAAGCGTAGTAAATGATTTGTGTGAAGTAGGCAAACGGATTCTTTGATTTCTCTGGATCAAAGTTGTCAATGTACTGTAAGCAATTTTCAATGCCGTCGCAGATCATGTCCTCACGGAACATGTAGTTGACAAAGTTTGGTTTGTATGATAAGTGTGTTGCAATCTTCAGGAAGCATTCTCCTAGGTAGTTTGTAACACGAGGACGTGGTTTATCCTGTTCTTTTGCACGTAGGACTTTACTTCGATACTCAGTGATGGCAGCGAGAAACTCTTTGTTGTTGACGTAATATTCGGTTTGCTTTCTTTTTGCCATTACTGTGTATGCCACGGTTTAACTCACATATCATGTATTAAGTATACCACTGTGTCAGTGATCTGTCAAAGGGGGTTGACAAATCCTCAGAACCTCAGTAGGATAACTCTGTCAGGGTTCAAGAGAAGTAGTAGCTCTTAGCTTTTATTGAAGATATCTTCTAAAGTTTTCTTCATCTCTTTTACAGATCCTAGATACCCAGAACCTCTAGGTAACTTATTACCATGACCGCTGGCGGATCGTCCAGCGTCAATCCTTGTAAGTGTTTGTTCGTAGAAGTCAGAGATCTTCTCTTCTACTTCAGATATGGTAATAATTTTATCTCTGTCAATTACAAACATTTGATCAAAGGTTGCTTGGATCCATTCTTTCAATTGAAATCCAGAAACCTCAACTTGACCTTTCTTTTGTCTAGCTGTCTCTACCACCAAAGGTTTTTCTAACATGATCTTATCTTCGTCTGGTAGATAACAGACTTTAGCAATAAGTTCTTCACCTGATATTAATTTCAGTGTTGCATAAAATTCTTCTTCCATATTAACTTGCTCTAAGGTTGACTTTTATAACCTCATACTTAAAGTTCTCCTCATTATAAATGTTTACTCTTTCATTCAAATGTTTGAGAGTGTAATTCTGTCCGCCGATATCATCAGCGATATCATACAAGGTTGCCATGTCTTTGCCTTCGCCTTTCCTGAGGACACGTCCGATGGACTGGAGATTGCGGATGCGCGACTTGCTAGGGGAAGCAAAGATAATGTTGTGCAAACGTTTGATGTTAATACCTGTAGAGAATGTGCCGTATGATGCGATAATAACAGCGTTGTTTTCAGTCTCAGTAATCTGACGGACTTGCTCTCGGTCTTCTACATCAGTTCCACCATGAACAAAAAATAATTTTCGCTCTGGGTCTATTGTGTTATTTATCAACTCATAAAGTGGTTCACCATGCTTCTCGATATAGTTGAATAGCACAAGAGTATTTCCTTCAATATCTTTGACAAGATTTTTGATGAGGTTATTTCTACCACGATGTGTTACTAGATACTCCATTTCATCATGGTATGTGTCAAAATGCTGTGGAGCATGTTTACAAAGTAGCACTTTGATCCTAAACTTGCTAAGGTAACCTTCCTTAATTAAGTCATCGGTCTTAGTTACTTGTTCGCAATTACCAAACAATCCTTCGAGAACCCACTTATGTGTCTTACTTCCGTCCAGAGTGCCAGTAAAACCGAAGCGATACTTTGCGTTATGCAACTTTGTCATGATTCCTGTGAGGGACTTTGACTTAAATAGGTGTGCCTCATCACCGATAACACAGTCAATGTCATCAAAGTATCTTTTGGGGAACTTGTAGATGGATTGCCAAGTGGAAATAATGATTGGTTTGTCAGTATTCTTATCTTTGCCCGAATAAATCTTATGCACATGATCGTCAGCATTCCACCCGTAGTCGTTAAAATCATTGACCATCTGTTCTACCAAGGACGTAGTAGGCACGATGATCAAAGTTTTCTTGTTGGTAGCAGTATAGTATCTGACGAGGGAATAGATCATCAGACTCTTTCCGCTGCCCGTAGGCGAAAGTAAAAGTTTTCTGTTATATTTTATAGCTTCATAGACTGCATTGTATTGATATGAGCGTGGAGTAATTCCCGCTCTGGTGATCTTGTCCATAAAAGTCTTGATGCCTGCAGGAGACACAAAGTCATTTGTCTCTTCAACCTCACCATACCAATCATTTTTTTCATACTCGATTTGATACTGTCTTTCATCTGCCCATATTTGTAGGTGTTTCATCAGACCACCATAAAGTTCGCCTGTACCTGGGGAGTACAGACGAATGGTTCCGTCCCAATATTTGTAACGTGGGTTCTTCTTTAGAAACTTTGCTTCGGGAACCTCAAAAGAAAAATAGTCCGAGAGCTCATGATGAACATGAGGTTCAGCGGACTGAATGGTGACGTATACTTCGTTTTTCTTTTTGATACTAAGGGTGGTCATCATTGTCCATTTACGAATTTCTCCCACTCAATGGCACTCTTGATCTGAAAACCTCTATTAGAAATTTGCTTCATGACTTGATCAAGCCAGTAAAGCATTTGTTCTAGATACTTGATCTTTGCTTCTAGGTTGATGATTTCATCATCACTCTCTAGATAGACCTTCATTTTTTCGGAAGTTTTGATAGATGATCCAAATGGTTTGGCAGCGTATGTCTTGGCATCTGCTTCGCCTGAGTAATACTCACGCTTGTCCTTAACCATCTTACGGATCTGAAACTCCAGCGAGGTTTTGATCTGCTGAATGTCAGTGTAATGGTTTAAGTATTTATTATGCTGAAAAGGGATGTCTAACGCGAGTTGTCCCAGATCTGTGGTATACTGTTTGTTCTTGAATTGGAAATCAACTGCGGAATCTTCTGTCCATTCTTCTCTTAAATTATCAAACTTATCACGTAGAGAATCAAAATTCATAGACTACCAAAACCTTCATCACGGAAAAATATTTCTTGGAATTTAAAACTTACAGATGCAGTAATATACTCCACATCGCTTACCGTAGCATTAAAGTTCACTCCTGTCAATGAGTAGGGGAACAAATTTTTAAATTCTACAATGTGGTTACCATTCATTGAAGATGATAGAATGTGTAACTGACCGTTAGTATAGTCTGGTTCGTATCCAGGAGCGGATCCTACCTCTCCCGCATTTCCATGCAGCATCATCCACTTACGAATCGCAGTATAGTTAACTAGGTCTTCATCAATAATAAAATCTACAGTAAAGTCCCCAAAGGTGACACCACCTCCAGGGACAATAGGAAAGCTCCTAAAACGTGTAGGAACCTCAGTAGTAGGCATACTGATGTCAGGAATATTTGCGGACTGACAGAAGAAATCTGTGCCCTCAAATTTTTCTAGTTTTAGTAGAAACCCAATTGGGTTTAAGAAGTTCCTATTCTTAGGTTGCTCCTTATACCACTCAGCTGCCATGTCAACTTCCCAAGCTACCTAGTATTTATGGGTTGTCTGGATCTAGTCCTAGTTCAATCAAATATTCTCTCCACCATTGAGGATCTTTTTTCCGTTTCCAATCTGGCACAGGCAATCCCTGAAGCGAATAGTATTCGTTAATCGCTTCATCAATCTTCTCTGCCATTTCCAATTGTCTAATCCTCTTTTGTAGAATGTCCATTCGCATTGATGATTTCTTCCAGTTGTTTCCGAATATCTGCAGAACGTTTCTTATCACGTTCCGTATGCTTATACCCATATTTACCATGAAAGATAGCGTGACCTTGACATATCATAGTAATGCCAAAGATAAACAATAGTATTGTTGCTAGTAATTCTAAAGTGTAATTTTCAACCATGGGAATACTGGATCAATTACTCCAATAAGTCGAAGCAAACCTTCAGCAAAAAGTGCAAGAACAACCCAACCAACACACATACTGATAATTCCAGCATTACGATTGTGCTTTCGTATGGCATCATCAATCATCTCCTGCACTTCTTCTTTTGTTACTGTTTCTGGAAGATCAATTTTTTGTCCTTGCCAAATCCAATTCTTAGGAGACATCTTCGTTCTCCCAGAAGTCTGCCCAGTCAGCAGGAGAGTCCGTAACATCTTCCCATCCTGGTTCATAGAGTGGGCATGGTTCTTCCATCATGGTCTCAATTTTCATTCTTGATACCCTCTTGTATAGTAATTGGTAGTCTTTATCGTATGGATATTCTTTACCAGTCATCCTTCTCTTCTTCTTCTTCGTCGTAGAATTCGTATGGACCGTGCTGCATTTTTTTAAGTTTTTCTGTTTCAGCACGGAATGATGCAGTCTCTGTTATCCACAGAGCTAGTTTCATTACAATGAAGATCACTGCAAGAGGTGATAAGCATAGTAGTAAAACTAGGGAAGGATTCATGATGAGTATTCTTGTAGAATATCTAGGACCATATTGAGACTGTGATGAGCACCGTTTAGCCACTCTTCACTTGCACCATCGTACTTGCCTTCATACAGTTCAGTCTTCAGTTTAAGAACTCTGGCATCAATGTCAACCTTCTGCATTCTTCCTCTTGGCATAAATTTACCACAAGTTGCAATTCTATTTAAGCATAAAAAAAGGGACCCCGCAGGGTCCCTGTGTTGATATCGTAACCGTATCACATGAGGTTCTGAACGAGAACACGTCTGTAATACTGGTTGCGGGATGCAGTAAGTGTTTCTGCATCAGGGGTGCCGTTGCTCTGAACAACGAATGGGTTTGCAACCATACCGTAGCGGGTCTTAAAGCCAATCTTAGGCTGGAAGGTGCTAGGATCGATGCTGCGTAGCATCTGGAGGGGTACGTATGGGCAGTAGAAGAGTCCAGCATCATAAGGGGAAGAACCCTTATAACCAACTACGTAGTAGTGGCTGTTGGAGACGTTAGCGGAATAAGGATCAACATAGACCTTGATTCTGCCGTTCATGGTGCCGACGAGGAGGTTTCCAGTGTCATCAACTTCACCGATGGAAGGACCACCAGCGCCAG